ATTTTATAAACTGCCCATGTGTCTAACGTATTAGACTTAGACATTCTAATTCTACCACGATTGCTTGCACTTGTAGAAACATCATCAAATGAAAGAACCCATGCACTAACATCTGTACCATTTATTTCTTTATCATCTATATAAGCTATTGTAGCTGAAGATAATGTAGTGTTATTAAAACGTAACTTGCCGTCACCTGGATCTGCATCTGTTGTAGTCGTTGAATATGTAAACTGAGCCGAATCTCCACCAGCAGGTAAAAAATTAGCGACAGTTGTTAAGCTTCCATCAGAATCAAACCCTAAAGTTTTAGAAGCTCTTGTTGTGGCACTATCTGTAAACTCAGCAGATGTAATTGTATTTGTTTTTGATATCTTAAATGATCTGTTTAATTCTTCTTGAATCGCTTGGGTAATAAAAGTTAATCTATCTAAAGCATCTTCATGTGTCGCTGCTGGGAAAGGATCGTTAGCAACATAATCTGTTAACTGGGTCAATGCCATATTACGTCTTACAACAACAGTAACTCCAGCAGCAGGTGCTGTTTCAAACACAACATTGCCACCGCTATCAACGCCAGCATTTGTTACTGAATAATGTGTTGTTAATTCTTGCACAGTTTCTGTGCCTGTTGCCGATCTAAGTATGACGGCTAAGTCAGCATCAGCAAATATTTTAAAGTCATAAGGGAAAGTTAAATTACTTCCATCACCATTTGCACTTTTTATTGTTTTTAAACTGCTAACTGTCATAGTTCTCTCCAATAGCAAAAAATGGCATATAAGTCCACTTTCTCGTTAATAATATATTATTTTTCAAATTAATCAAATTCATTTTAATTGTTACCTTTTCTCTCTTCTAAAAAATCATAATTTTCCAAACCTTTTTTAGCAACGTCAATCATCATGTTATATAATTGATCTGTGTTTTTTCTTTTATCATCACCAGACATAGTTTTGTTTTCTACTATAAACTTAACCATACCAAACATATCAATAATCATTTCTCCAGGACCTATAATTAATTGTTTTTCAAGATCATCTCCAAACAATTCATCAGCTTTTTCCTTTTGTCCTTCTCCTACAAGTTTGTAATAAGAATTAATTTTAGGCAAATCTTCTTTGAATTTATCTAAAAAATTAGTGATATAAGATGATCTTCCTCTTGGTTGCCCAAGAATAAAAGACCTTACTATAGGATAATCAGCTAATTCCCAGTCAGGCATTTCTATTCTTTTTACAACACCTGTCTTTTCTAAGATTGCATCTGCTCCCATTAATGCGTAACGACCTAATGATCCTGTATAAGACTTTATAATATTGTCTATTTGAGCAGGGCTGGAAATTTTTGTAAGACCAATAGAATGTAATGTTTTACCAATTATTTTCCCGACTTCAGATGTGTATGGTCCGAACTCAAACATTGGCAGTACATTTTCTCCTTTTGCACTATATATTGGGTTTCCTGTATAAAGACTTTTATCTGCCCAGTTTTCTGCAACTGGTCTAATAGCATCAGGGAAATAACCAAAATTATATAACGAGCCAAAAGTATCTAAAGTTTCGCCAAATGCTTTTTCAAAATCAAAGCTTTTATCTTTAGAGTATAAATAATTTAAAACTTTTTCAGTACCTGTTCCAACAATAGGACCCATATCGTGTGGCTTTCTTAGCCGAAATGCTGTGTATTTATCTGGTTCATCTACAGTTCCGTCACCAGAAATAAATATCCAATTTAAATCCTTGTCTATTTGTTTTAATTTTAAATACCTTGGATCATCATGGTTCATTAACCAAAGAGCTATTGTTGGCATTTGAACGTAAGCAATAGTTTTAGCTCCTAATTTAAAAGGTCTGTTTTTAGCTGAGTCTACAAGTTTATCAAAACCACGAACCTGTGCGTTTGCAAAGGCGTACAATCTATTAAAGTTATTAAATGACCTGCCTGTTTTTGAAAAGTTCATTAAATCTTTTGTTTCAAACCCTGATATTTCTATAAGGTCTTTTTCTGACATCTTAGGATATTGTTTTTTTAATCTTTTTTTACTTAAAAGATAATCTCCCATTCTTGTTGATGCTTCAGTTGTCTCCATAAAAACTCTTAACATTTCAACAGGGCTGCTAACTCTATTTCTAAATCTATGTTTTTTTACATAGTTTTTAATATCTTTATTAAAATAAGTTCTATCCATGCTAACTATCATAGCTTGGAACCCACCAGAGCTAACAAATTCTTTAAACTCAGGAGTTTTCTTTAAAACATGTGCTAATCCAATAGCTGTAGAATACAAAGGAATAAATGAATTTTTACTATGAACAGCAGCACCAAAAGAATCTCTTTCAATACTAGCAATTATAAAATCTGGGTTTAAAACAGAACCTGCCCTTAATAATCTTGTAGGAGTACCCATAAGTTTTATAAATCCGTTAACCTCAGCTTGATCTAAAGTTTCTAAAGCTTGAGCTATATCTTTCCCTACATTCCAAACTTCTCTTTTACCATCTTTTAAAAAAGACATTTCTCCAATTTTATTGGCATCTCCAGATGTTTTTCTAAAAATAGTCATACCATCTGCAACTGAATCATTTAACATTTTAGGATCATCAACAATTTTTTCTAACTCAGCTCTAGTAATTCTGCTAACGTCTGTTTCAACAGATCTTTTTATTTCTGGAAATAACTCTGGGTTTTGTTTAACCATATCAATAAAAGTTGAGTTTACTCTATTCCTTTCAGTGGCTGTAATAATAGTCCAAGTGTTTTTAAAAATGCTTTCTATAGGGTCCTTTAATGTTTTTGCACTACCTTTAAACCCCTTAAATGGATTGCCTAAAGATTGTTGCTTATTACCAGCTATTTGATCTTCTAATACCCTAAAAAAAGGAACGTAATCTTTATTAGCAGCAAACATAGCATCAGCTTGTTTTTGATCTAAAACTCCTGAGTCAACCATAAATTGCACAATTCTTTTTTGATAATCGACAAGCTCTCTAAAAACGCTACCATATGTTTTATCTGTCCCTTTTATTATTGTATTTTCATATGCTTCTATTGTAGCCTTAGCATCTTCAAGATTAATACCTTTTATTTCAGTTTTTACCTCACCAGTTATCTTGTCAACAATCTCTATTTCTTTTGTTAAAACTTTGCCTTCATTTATTTTTTCCATTGCACGTTTAGACACAGCGTAAGCTGTAAAGTTTTCTCTTATTGCAACATCATTAATTACTGGGTCAACAATATCCATCATAGGTCTTCCGTTAGGCTGTAAAGTTTTTCCATCTAATGTTGAGTCTTCTAAAAATCTTACAACTTTACTTGGCTGACCAGAGAAATTTCTAGCAAGTTGAACAGGGTCAATTCCATCAAATGTGCCACCATTTTTTAAAAATGCTTTTCGTGCAAGGAAAACAGGATAAAGCCCATCAGATAAATGAGTTATTAAATCTTGACCAATCTTTGTTATGCTTCTTTTTGTTTTTTGCGGTTTGCCACTTAACTCTATATTTTCTAAAACTCTTGTAGTCGCTTCTGGTCTAACAACATCTGGAATAATTGTTTCTTCTATTACTGGCTCAACTGCTTTTTCTTTAGCAATTTCTTCAACAAGAGGTTTTCCTGCTTCTTTTTGTTGAGCAACAATTTCTGTTGGCTTTGCTTCTGTGATTGGCTCAATAACTTTTTCACCATCTAATCGTCTTGTTTCAATTTCTATTGCTGTTTTATTAAGTAATTGTTGTTCTATATTAGCTTTATTTGGAGATTTACTCGTACTCTCAATTTCAAGTGTATCATTTATTATTTCTTTTAATTTCTTTAAATTTTCTTTGTTTTCCGCCAAATTTCTGGAATCTTTCCTTATTTCAGAAAGAACAAATCCTTTTTCTCCCTCTGCAAATTTAATTTCAAAGCTTTCGTTATAAGGAGATTTTAATACTTCTTTTTGTTCAGCAATAATTTCCGTTGGTTTTGCTTCAACTTTAGGTCTTGGAGGTCCAATAAAAGATTCTATTGCATCTTTAGCTTCAACTTTTTCTACAACAGGTCTTGCAACTTTTTCTGAAGCAGTTATGTGAGTTATTTCACCAGTTTTTTCATTTATTTCTTCAATTAAAACTTCTTTTGTAGCTTTAGTTTTATTTATATCTAAATTTTTACTTGCAAAAACTTCTAACTTTTCTGGATTAGAAATTATTTCTTCAATAACTTCTGGTGCTGACTTGTTTTCTGATCGAGACTTTTCATAGATTTGTTGGCTTTTAGATAATGTTCCATGGGCTGCTGCAAAAGTAGCAACCAATAAAGTCGTGTCAATAAATTCATCTTTGTTAGGCAATTCACCTTTCATTAGAGTGTGCATACCTAATAAACTTGCCAATATTGTCGCTTGAGTTTGGATAACACCTTTAGCACCTATCGCTCCAGGAGCAGCAGCCGTAACGCCAAATGTAAACCCAGCTTCCATTCCTGCTTTATGACCTTCTTTTGCAAATGATTCCCACCATTCAGAAAACGTATCTACATCACCTCTTTCCAAAGAGTCCATATATGTAGATCTAAGAGATTCAGCTAAATAACCAGCCCCAAACCCAGCACCAAATTTACTCCTAGTTGCAGCATTACCTAAAAAAGCACCAAGCAAATAAACAGGCATATCAACAGCTATAGTAGTAATGCCTTCAACCCATCTTTCAACAAACCCAATATCTTCCTTTAGCCTAGTTTCTGCAAATGGGTCAACTGAACCAAATAAAACTTCATCATGGAACCTATTAGCTGTATTCATTACACTTTTGCCGTATCCATTTTCTAACATTTGCATAAA